TCTTGTTTACTTTATTATATTTCTAAAATTTATAAATTAATGTAATTTATATTTGATTATATCACAATAAATTCTTATATACAATTAGTTTTAACAAAAAAATAAGGGTGGCATTACACCACCCTCAAAACTACTTATTATACATACCACATCTGTGCTCACGACAAATTGTCCTTAAATCTTTGTAGGATAAACCTAAACGACCTTGCTCATCTCCAACTAATGCACCGTAATCCATAGCCGCTTGCACGGCTTTTCTTGCCCAATCGGGCATATTGTCGTCCACATAATCGTAAATCATTGTTGTTTGTACTACAGCGACCAACTGTCTGTTGACATCTTGTAAATCAGCGATTTTTGCCGCTTGTGCGTTAATTAAATCTTTTAGTTCATTGTACTGTGACATAGTTAAATCCTCACTTCCTGTTAATCTTTTCTTAAAATTATCCCACAGCTCCGGCTGACGTACAAAAGGTTCGGGACACTTCTTGTCCCACACATCATAGTGTCGTAATACGTTTTCTACCGGCACACCGTATTTATTCATCAAATACCGTGTTAATTTAATTGTCTGTTCCACAATCCCGTCACGAATATAGTATTTACCGTCCGCACCGATACGACTACACATTTCAATCGAAATACTGTTCATATTCCTGCAATACGGGTGTTTGTAAATTTTTGTACCACCGACCGCCCATGCCGCCCATTTATCGGGTACAGATTGATATATACCGTCATCACCGATAAAATAATGTGCAGACGCACCACGATTTGCACCGCTGAAATAATTGCAGTTGTTCAATGCCGTATCGCCGTTATTTGACGTAAAATGAATGACGATATATTTAATATCGACATTCCTGTATGTGTAGCAATTAGACGTGTGGCACTGCGGACCCTGTTTGATTTGAATATCCATACTTATTCCTCCGTATCATCTTCGCCACGTAATTGCAACAATATATCTTTCAACTTTTGTGGCATTCGCGGGTAAATCACCGCCACATTTTCCAACACACTTATACCCTCATTCGCCACGTAAAACATAATAACTATTTCCCGAATTGCAACATTGTCACCTGTAATCTGTTGCAGAACATTTGAAAGTGCTACTATAATTAATATAGTAATCTTTTTGAGTAATCCTTTAAACCCAATCTCACTTGACATTGTTTTTGTATAAATTGCTTTAATAACACCTGTCAAACAGTCAAGCACCATTATCACCAGCAGTGCCCACAAAATACTGTCCCATTGACCGAAAATTGCGGCGAAATATCCGCCCACAATTCCGATAACCGTACTTGTCCAATTAAAAATCTTATCCATAAATTACTCCTCCGTTTTATTTATTTTCAGCTTGATTTTTTAACTCCGCCACCGTTTTTACAACCTCGATCGGCTCTTGGAAACCATAACTGCAAAGTGCATTATACATTTCATAAACATCGCTGATTATATAGTCAAGCCCCGGATAATTAACCGAATTACTTTTTTCTAAGCCTTCGGCAACCCACTTCAGCAAATCCGTCACACGATAACTTGCATCTTTATCATTTACAATATCATTCGCACCGACTTTTCCGCTTACAAGTTCATTTATCGCCCCAACAAACGAATCTCTGTTATTCGTTTTGAGAGCGTCAAGTGTGTTCAATCCTTCAAATCTGATTATACCCGCATATATTTCGGCAACTTCCGCTTTCATATATGTTACATTCATCTTTGCAACATTACCCGATTCAGGCTGTTCCGTAACCTCCAATCCCAATGTACCGTTATCGCAGTCATATAACAAATTAATCCACTTTTCTCCTTCTTCACCTTTTTCCGCCGAAAACGAGGCAGAAATCGGTGCTGTTTGTATATATGCACGTCCGTCCCTAAAAATTTTAGTCTGCACAGGTAAGCTGTTTATCGTTACTGTACCGTTTCCGTTTCCTGCATTTATGTTTATAATAAAATCAGACTTTTTCAGACTGTGTGTTATCTTATGCGTAATATTCTTTTCTCTTCCGTACAACTCGGTTTTGTCTGCTTTTTCAAAAAATCTTGACTTGTTTTCTTCATTATCTGACTGGCGCTCCATTTTTTCATATTCAATACGACCGCTCAATTCATCATCTGCCTCTTGACGCGAATTTACCTCGTCTGAAATTTTGATTTCAAGCGAACTGTCCGATTCCTTTCTGTCCGATATTTCGGTTGAAATTTTGCTCTCAATCGAACTGTCCGCCCTCTTTCTGTCCGACGTTTCCTTTGTTATTTTATCAGTTAAATCATTACCTAAATTCACACGTTGATTTATTTCTTCACTCAAATTATCCTCTAACGTATTATATTCATCCTGCACCGTCTGAAAATTCGATTTCACCTGTTGCCACCATTTTTTCAGCAAAGTTTTTCCGTCAAAATTAAAATCTAATTTCATTCTTATTCTCCTTCCACCAATATCCTTTTACCGTTAATACACAACATACCGTTACTGTCCTGTGTAATAACATTATCCCCCACGCTCAATTTTTCCGTTTCAAAATCGCCCTTAAAATTCATATTGCCCTTGTCCGTAATATTCACAGCCGAATTGCCGTTGTTGTCCGTAATATTAAACACAAACTGACCGTTCACATTTCCAATCTGCGTTTTTACGTCACCGTCCGTTGACACCTCAATAATATCAGATAACAGCGAAACCGTACCGTTTTCACCGTTTATTTTCATTCCGGACTGTGAAATAACACCGCTTACCGATTTTGCCTTGACTTTACCGCCTGTTGTCGATACTTTTTTGTAACGTTTTGCAAGAGTTCCTATTTGTTCAAGATAGAAAAACAAATCCTTTTTTACCCTGCCGACAGATATAACGGTATCGTCACTTTGATAAGGATAATATTCAAGCCTTATGACGCGTTCTCTAATCTCGTTTCCGCAGTCGATTACAGTCACCGTATCACCGATATTAATTTTCTCGTCCGCATAATCCGCCAGCTTTGAAATATCGGCATATCCGCCTGTTATATTAACACAAGGCACGTCAATTCTTTCCTCATTTTCACTGTCAAACTCCCACCGTGCGCGTCTTAATATTTTACTCGGTTCAATATAATCGGTATAATCACGATACCCCTCACGAACACCGTAAATATCCGCGTTTTCACTTATAATATACTGCTTTCCGCTGTTCACACTTCCGATATGTGCGTCATCTTTTCCGTAAGGGTACAACTTCGTCACCATATCGGTTATATCCCTTTCTATCGAAATATCTTTCATATTCTTTGAAAGGTCAAGCCTTAAACAGCTTTCACCGCCTATACGCTCCACAAGGGCAATCTTGTAATTGTCGGCATAAATCTCGCCCTTACCGCAGTTTTCGATAAGAGCCTTAACCGCCTCATACGGATTGGTCTTATCCATAGAAAAGAAATCAATCTTAAAACCGCTGTAATCAACTCGTTTCAATCCGACTTTTGTCAATTCACTGTCCGTCATAATCGAAAACTTCGTATTTTTAAATATCTGCCCCAAAACATAAGACGGAGTTTTTCCGATTAAATCGGGAATATTTTGAATATGTATGTTCGATGCGTCCGCATTATAGACGTGACTGCATTCCGCCGCAATAAAATTCTTTTCACCGATTGTTTTTGACACCTTTATAATTCTGTATGCCTGACCCTCGCATACAACGATTTTATTTTCACTTATAATTTCCGACTTTTCATTTATCGGGTGCGAAAAATCAAGCCTGCGTTCACCGTTTATTTCATACGTAACACGCACATCATACGCGTCACCGATTACAATACCCTTGTCAAACGTAACACTGTTATACGGTAATATTCTAAGCATTTCCGTCACCCCATTCCAAGTCGTCAAAATGTTCACCGTACATAAAATACGGTGTATATGAAATTTCGGCCGTCATATTTTGACTGTTTGAATTTACGATATGAAGTTTGTTTCTTCCCGACGGAAATTCAAAAAACTCACCCGACACCAATATATTTCCGCTTGTATTTTTGACATTTTGTTTTTCAAAATCAATAGTTGTCTGACCGTTTGACATAAACGTAAGCGATTTGCCGTTCATAGACAGCGTTACATTTCTTGCACTCGCTCCAAGCTTTACAATCGGTCTTACAGGTCTGTCACCGAAATTGTATACACTTATATCACCGCTGCCGGAAATATTAAATTTAAACAAACACGAAATATCAATAGGTATATTTGCACCTAACATAAAAGGCATTTCCAAAGTCGGACCGTCCGTATTAAAAATACACTTGCAAAACGGTTCTGCCCTGAACGACACCTCCATAACCGCCTTACGACCGCTGTGTTCAGGCATATATATAACCTCGTCCGACACTTTCCCCCGCCATTTTGAAAATGGCATATCATCAAAAATCAACTCACCCTCACCGCAAAGCCACAGAGAAAGCAAAGACAGCTTCCTCTGCATTTCCGCAAGATTATCGGCATATATGTTAAACGTAACCGTGAATATCCTGTCATTATAAAACTCACGTCCGAAAGGATTAGCTTTTGAAAAATCATATCCGCCGTCACGGTACGGCAAATCGACAATATTCTCTTTTACGCTCGGCAATATCGGTCTTGATTTAGTCCTCACCGTCACACCGAAATCGGAAGAATGACGGTCTTTAAATATAAAACCATTTCTCATATAATCCCCCTTTAATTGTAATTACCGTATGATACAGCCAGTCCGACTCTGTTTTGAAGTGCGTTCAAAATATCACGGCTGTCCCCTCTTATGCTGATATTTCTGTTGTCAGAATAAGAATTTGACGATACCTTAATCGACTTTATCGCACTTATAGTCTGATTGAACAACGATGTAATCACACTTTGCATATTTTTTACGTCAAAATTCACGCTTTTCACGATTTTTTCTATATTCATTCCGTTTTTTTCGATAGTTGCAAGAAGATATTTCTTATTTGCCTCAACGGTATCATAACTGTTTTCAAGACTTGTTAAAGTTGCGGTATGTGTTTTTTGTAATTTGTACATTTCCTCTTCACGTTTTATCTTTTTCATCTGCTCCTGCAAAGATTTGTATGTATCCATACCTTTTTGAGTAACCGCATTTTTGTATATGCTCAATTTGTGTGATATTTCGGACTTTGACTCATTCCTGTCCTCAACCTCCCACTTCGTGCTAAGTGCCTTTTCTTCACTTGAAAACTGTTCTTTCAGATTATTTATGTATTCCTTTTGCTTATCAAGAAGTGCGTCCGTTGCCTCGATTTTTGCATTATACAAATTCAAAACCGCATACATAGTATCGTCACTGTATTCCTGCCAACCTACAAAACCGCCGTCATACATTTCCTGAATACGTTCGATACTGCGTTCGTTAAACTGAATATGACTGTCGCCTGTTTCGTCCCAATCATCATATATATCGCGGATATTTTTCCAATTCTTCGCGTCACTTTTCCACTTTTCATAAACGGCATAATTCTTTTCATTCTCAAGCTTGCCGATTTTCAAATCAGCATCGGCTTTGTACTCATAGAAATCCTCCCAAATTTCTTTAATTTTCTCTGCCGAATATGCGGTTGACGTAACCATTTCCGATACCATAGCATTATAGTTGTAAAGCTGTCTTTTGTATGATTCAATCTGCTCGTCAACGCCCATCTCATTCACTTGCACCTGATATTTAATCCAAGCGTCGGAATGTTTTTTGTAGTTTGAAAGTGCGGTTTCACTCGCCTTTTTTTCTTCTTTCCAAATTTTCTTCTGCGACGCGAAAATCTCCTCTTGAATTTCTTTCACAACCTCGCTGTCATAACCGAATTGCTCCATCAATTCATTCCAAAGCCTTAATTCCTCCGTCGGAGATACATCGTTTGTTTTTTTGTAATGGTTTAAATCAGCCTTTTTAATTTCAAACATTTCATTGTTTTTGCCGGACGCATAATGCGGAATACCCATACCGTTCATTATCGCCTTTGTTTCGTCAGCCGTATAAACCTTGTCGCCTTGCGACAGCGGAACAACCACATCACGTCCGCTAAACATCATAAGTCGCCCGTTATGCTCGATAAGCTCACGCGGATCACTGACGCCCCTTTCATCATTTACAACCGCCAAACCGCTTTTTGCATATTGTGTTCCGTCTGCCAGTTTCGGCATTCCCTGCACATTGTACTTCACAGTAACATTGACTGTTCTGTCCTTCAAACTGTTTATACTTGCTCTTGCCGAACTCACACCGCTTGCGGTATTGTCAACTGCGGTAATATTGATTTTTGCGTTTTTGCCATCAAATTCACTCATTATTTTACCTGCCGATGAATTAAGTGTAGCAAGTGCATTTTGTGCCGTTGCCAAAGCATTTATAAGTCCCGACGCGTCACCCGTTATGCTGACCGATAAATTAGCCGCCTCTGCCATAACTATACCTCCTCTCCGTAAAACATTCTCAAGTGTTCGTTATCGTAACCCTCTGTATCTTCATTCAATCCGTCAAGCATTTTAAACAGTACCCACGGATTTTGCCTGCCAACTTCGTCAGGCAGTATGTGGTGGTACGTTAGGAACATCGTATAGATGTCCCTAAGCACCCCGCTGCCGCCTGACGTTACTCGTTTTTTGAAGAAAGAGCGTCAACGTAAAACCCCCAAAGTGCAAGACACATCTTTGCACGTTCGTTAACGTCAACGGAATCGATAATATCCTGAGTTGCGTCCGTACCCTCAAACATATAGTCAAGTGCCTCTCTGCAAATGCTGAGCGGACCTTTCTTATTTTCATCATTATGTGCGTCATTAATAATGCACATCGCCTCAAAGTCAAACGGCTTTGAAACGTATTTAATCTTATCTTTTACAAATGTTAATGTATGTTGCATAATTTTCTCCTTATACTTCCTGCGGATAGTAATTCATATCCGCAAACCACTTATTTTCAAATTCATCTCTTGTTATATTTGACGGCAAATCGCTTTCATCAAAATACGCATAATAATTGTTGTCAAAATCACGTTGTACCGCCGTGTATGTTGCCTTAGCGGTTTGCTTGTCGATACTTCCGCTTGACGGCTTTGTCTTTCCGCCTACATTCGATGCAAAACTGTATGAACCCTTGTAGTATCTTACATAACGGTACGAGCCGTCAGATTTCAAAATTCTCCATGCCACACCGAAATATACTGTTTTAACATCGTTTCCGACTTCAACTACACCGTTTTTGCGTGTCAATCCACGCCACATTGCGTCAACCTCAGGCGGAATATCGGCATTTGTTATATCGTGTCCCAATTTTTCGATATAGCTTGACGCCTCATATGCACCGTTGTCCGCATCAAAAACATCACTGCCGCCGCTGTCGGTCGGTGCAATTTCAACCGTTCCTTTCAAATTATACGCTTCTCCGTATTCCGTTCCGCTAACGCTGTCCTCATTCACTTTAAAGAAAGTATACTTGTCCACACCTATTGTAGGTAAAGGTTTCTTGTTCATAATTTTCCCTCCGTTTTTTCATATTTTGTCTTAAAGAGATATATTTTTATAACGTAAAATACTTCTGAAATCTCATTGTCTTATGATATATTTTTTTATCATTTTCGGGAACGTCCATAGACATCTCCCTCACCCAACTGTCCTTTGTCATTACTTCATTGACCTCTGCCGCCAAATCACTGCATTCTTTCGGAATTTCCGCCCATATGTCAATTTGAATATGCCCGTCTTGAATACTCTCGTCATTGTCGGCATAAAATCCGCCGCACTCCGTCACCGTATAATAACTTATAATCGGCAGATTATTAAAATTTTTCGGATATTGAAATACTGCCTTGCATTTAACATCACTGAGTGACTTTTCAGCCTCCGCATTAATATCAATCATATAATCACCCCTTTATCGCCTCTGCGATCGCAGACAATATTGCTTGCGTGTTTGATAAAAGTGCCGGCACAAGATACGGCTGTGCCGCCATTTTCGACGTACCGAATTCAACAAATACCGCATATTCCGTATCAGCCGATATAACCGCCGTATTTCCGCCGGGCTGTACATTAATTGACGACTGCAGCCGTCCCGTATCGACAGGGCAAAGACTTTTTGCGCTTTCACATACCGTTTGAGCACCCTGACCGATTATATCCGCAAAATTATTTTCTATATTATTTGCAATATCCGAAAGTCCGTTATCATAATTAATATCAATCTGCATTTTTCTCACTCCGCATCATCGCCGTCATACCGAAATTCCAACATTCAGCCTTTATAATCTCAAAGAATTCGTCACCGAATTTAGCATATCTGCCTATTTTTATAAGGTCTGTTTTGTCACAGAACACTTTATATTTTTTATTTTCGGTCAAACCGTATATACGGTTTTCGAGTTCATTTTCATATGGCTGAATATCACACACAACACTCCCCAAAAGTGTTTTTTCACCCTTTTTTTCATATGTATTTTCACCGACTTCGTACACCTCGATTTCGGTGTCATAAAATCGTTCAAACGGATTTATCATCGGCAATCACCTCCGACGGCACTTTAACTTTTCTGCTGACAAACGGCTTTAGACGTATTGCATATTCTTTCAAATAATCATAGTTGTCGTCAGAGTATTCGACCTTCCTCTCACCCTCCGTAACCGACTTAACACCGCCGTTTTGATTTGCCGTATATCTCTTGACCGTAAGTGTCGGAATAAAGCTCACAATCTGTCTTGGCAGAACATCAATACGACAGTACGTCAGCACAGAATTAACAGTATCCTCAATCAAAAGCATAAGAACACCGTCCTTATCATTGTCTTTAATTCCGAGCAGTAATTTCACCGCATCAAGAATTTCATTTTTAGTGTCCACCATTTTTCAACACAGCCTTTCTGACCTATTCTTATTCGGCAGTTTTAAACACATAAATCGCACTCTTTTTATTTTCAAGCACAAATGCGTCATAATACACTCTGCCTTCAACCAGCCAGCCGTTGATTCCCGGCGGATTATCGTGGATTTTGTATTCCGACAATTTAACCGGAGAAGTCGTTGCGGCTTGATTTGTGATAATAAATTCAACGTTTTCAGGGAAGTAAGACTTCGGCACAACGATAAGCGGAATACCGTCAATCGTTCCGACTTGACCTTTAATCAAAATTTCCTGCGACATATCGCCGTTTCTGATAAAGCTCGAATCCTCCTTGATGTTCTTGTAAAAATCACTTGATACAAATGCACAACTTCCGACAAGCGAAACATTATTTTCAATAAGAGTTGTTGCACCGGTCAAAAATGCGTCATACGCATTTGCCTTTGTCACCTTACCTGTAACGGTAGTTTTTGCCCCTTCGCAAATTTTTCCAAAACGGTACTTGTCGATTTCAGGCACAACCACTTCTCTGATTTGTCTTTGAAGTGCCGCACCTGCCGCATTTGACATTTGAGTATCGTTATATGTCCCCCTGTCAATAGTGAACGTGAAACTTCTGTCACGCGTCATGGTCATTTCCTGTACAGTGTTCTCGATTTCCTGCGGTGTACCATATCTGCTTGTGCCTGATACCGAATAGTCGTTCATCACTGCGGTAGGCACTGAATATACGTTTACCGTCTTAACACCGACAAAGTCGTAATCATTGTTTACCGCTGCCGAAGTCATAGACTCTCTTGCGAATTTTTCATCAATTTTTTGAGCATACTTGCTTGCATAATTTATAGCCATTGTATTCATCCTTTCATAATCACGTTATTTATTACATTCCCAAACCGCTTAAAAACGGGTCTGTTAAATTTTCTTTTTCTCTTGAAATTTTCGGCGGAACACCCTTCAATCTTTCGGATAAACCGCTTTCGATTGCTTTCATATATTCTGCTTTAAAGCGTTCGATATTTTCCGCCATAATGTCCTTATCTGCATCTGCGACCATTCTCGCAAAATTCACAGGCAGATTTTGAGCCGCCAATTCCTTTGCCGCCTCAAATTCGGCTCTTTCGGATACATACTGTTGTCTTTCATTTTCAAAATCCTTTTGTCTTTTGTCCATTTCAGCCTTTGCTCTGTCCTCTGCCGACATTGTAGCCATCTTCGCGGCGTCCTCTCTTTCCGATACGATTCTGTCTGAAAAATCTTTTTCCCACGTTGCTTTTTCGTTTTTAATCGCCTCCGCAACATAGCCTGCAATGAGATTTTTCAGTTCATCGTTTTTATGTCCCCCGTTTTCGTTTTTCGTGTCACCGTTTAGTGTCCCCTGTTTCTTCTTTTCGTCCATACTTTTTTCCTTTCTTTACATTAAAATAAATCACTATGTTTTTTATTCTTGAATTATTCCTGTACATATTTTAATTTTTCGCCAAGCATTTTTTCTTTTGCGGCAAGCTGTGCCTCTTCCTTCGGATCGCCCACAAATGAAAGCTGTGATAAAAGAGTTTCGCTTGACGCAATACCGACTAAGTTGTT